AACAGCTTCCATATCGTCCACAGCAACGTGGAACGAAACCTCGTTATTGTTTCCGATCATATAGCGGACCTCATTTTCTGCAGAGGCATCATTGGACGTGTTGTGAAACGTAATATATTTCGGTGTCATTTTATTCGGGCATTTGATGCCATACTTACTTGGGTCTACTAACATTTGTCTGATTTCCATCATTGGGCTTCTCCTTCCCCAGGTTTTCCTTTTAGAATCCCTTTAATCTCGGCAATATCACTTGAAAGAAGGCTAAAAGACTTCGCTTGCTCTCGGATAACTTCCTGATTCTCACTGATGGTCTTTTGGTACTCCTTCTCCCGAACTTCATTTTTCTTCATCGTGGTAAACAGTAGCCAAACAAAAAGGGCCCCAAAGGCCCCAGTGTTGAGTACAGTATTAAAAATTTGTTCTTCCATCATCCTTCACCTCCACTTCGCATATTGTTTCTCTCTCTTTTTCCGTGATATACCCTTTTTCTACAGCTCGCTCCAACTGCCTTGGGGTTACGGTTTGGTTACACCAGCAATAATAAAAGTGGGGATACAATTGACTGCTCATTTTTATTTTGCCTCCTCTTGATCAACCAAGACATAATTTAGTGCTTGCTGCAGCGCTTTGATCTGATCCTCCATGACCTTCATCGGATCAGGTGGGTCAGGACGATTTTTGATCTGATCTATCTCTTCTTGAGATAATCCCTCTTTCCAAACCTTTTCCGAAAAGTCCCAAATGGGGGTGTATATCCCCTTGGGCAGAGGAACAAATACGACAGTATCATCTATGGGTACCTCTTGCCCAAGTAGATTAAAAAACTTGTCCCCCCTCGGGTATAAAGCCAGTGCTTCTTTGTATTTTCCGTCTTTTATGACTCTTGTAGCCTGTATAAGCTCCATGATTTCACCTCTCATCTCTGGCCATAGAATGCGCTTGGGAATATGGAAAACGTAACTTTACCGGGTAACCCGTTACTTTCTATTAGTACGTCCCCGGACGGGTAAATGCCGAGGAACTGAATAGACCTTGCGTAACCTTCCCAATTTATCATTGTGGCTCCAATTCTCACAATGCCACTTGGTCGATACCCGGCAGGAAGGTTGAAAAGAGTGGTGCCAAAATCTGTTTTTCCTCCTTCGCACGTCCCGTATAAAAAGACATACCCAAACTGATCTTTGTAGTAGCAGACACCCTTTACATCCCCTGCTTGGATGTACCAACCGTTCTGGAAACTAGGTTCCATTTGCCCACGTGGTTCGCCCAGAAACGCATACTTTCTTAGTTCTTCTCTCATTTCGAAAAAAGTAACAGCTCCGACATCAGAGGCGTTTATGGTTACATTTCCCGTTTTACCGTTTACGGACTTAACCGGAATATAAATGCTACCCACCTTCTGATCTGTATACTGTTTTGCATCACTCAGTACTTTGGAATCCTTTTGATCGGCGTATTTTTTAGCTTCATCTAAAGTCTGAGTCCCTTTTTGATCAGTGTATTGTTTTGCTTCAGTTAACTTTTCCTCCGTAAACTGGTTGGCCGTCTGTATGCTCTCAACTGTTTTCTGATCCGTATACTTCATAGCTTCATCTAAAGTCTGAGTCCCTTTTTGATCAGTGTATTGTTTTCCTTCGGCGCTCTTCTCATCTGTATACTGCTTGGCTTCTTTTTTGGCTTGTTCCAGGTCTTCTACAGTCGCATATACCAGAGATTTATCAATTTCCGCAGTAACGGTCTGGGCATTGCCAACTATTACTATAACGTCAATGGATTTTTCAACAACATCTGCTCCACCAGCTGGAGGGATATATTCCGCATTTTCCCCCGAGTTCCCATATGCGTAGAGGATTTCTCCTGCGGACGGGTCCTGTGCATAGATGCCGATCTCCCGAAAGTAAAATCCCGTTGTAACCTCCTGGTTGGATAGCACCGTTCCCACAACAGCTTTACCCGCGGTTTGTATGTTTAGCTTTGTAATTGGCAATGACTTTTTCTCGTTAATCAATTTGTCAAGCAGGAGGATTGATTGCCCCGCAAGCTGACCATCTCCTATGCCAACACGAGTATATTTCAGTTCTACGCCAGTCTGAGCTTTAGCCTGTAGATTGCGGCCCTTTGTTGTCATCAAGAGACCACCAAACGCACCCATCTAATTCACCTGCCTTACTGTCATCTTTTCTCCCACATGGAGTGCGCAGCCCATATAAAGGGACATTTCTTCTGCCTGATATAGAATCACTCTTTCCAAATGTGCGCTGAGTCTCTTTACGGATTCAACGGCGCGGTAAAACTCTATAGCTTTGTCTTGCGTAACTTCCGGGTTGTTGGTAAGGACACGAAAATGAAATGGCTTGCCCCCGTATTCAAACCATTCTTCTACTCGACCCTCCCCAAATATGATTGATATGAGTTCTTCTACAGCACTCGGCGTTCCCTTTCGCCTGTGGAACGGAATAGACTTTTTCACAAGCTCCCGTTTTTTCTCAATTGGAAGGGATGGGTCATAGAAATCTACATGAAACTGGTAGGCCAGTTCATTAGCTTCCGAATCAGTCAATTCATCCAATCTATCAAAAAGCGAGAGGGTGCTAATTTCCACGGTGATTTGTCTCAACTCTTCATCTATCGATTTAGCGGCTGCGGATATGGTGGGGTCCCTTCGTAGGTTTGGAGGGAGAATATCGAGCAGGCTAACATTTTGAATATCAATCATCTGATAACCCTCCGTAGGTGATATTGATTTCCCCATCCTGAGCCACTTGTAACGGTCCTATTTCCTGAAATACCGGAGTGGTTACCTCTACCCTTGAGGCTCCAGCTGCCATAACCCGCCAAATGAGCTCCGAAGGGTTGATATCCCTGCCAAGACGTGACTTCTGCCATAGCTTATATTCCTCCACTGCTGTAGCAATCCTACCCTGAATATTGGTTGACTCCGTCGCCCGGTTCCGACTTATCCAATATTTCAAAGTGATGTCATAGGTAACCGCCTCCGGTTTTTGCACATGCACTTGATCTGTCATCGGGCGAACTCGGCGGTCATTGAGCGTTTCTGCTACCGCATCCAGTACATCCTCAGTAGGCATCTCCCCTCCAACCAGAAGCGGAACAATCACCACTTCACCCGGAGAAGGGGATTCCACCCCCACATCAATAACGGACGACCCCGCCGTCTTAGCCCAATGCTCGTATGCACCGGACGGACCAGCCACAGAAAAACTTTCCGGCGCACTCCGAATCCGTTCCCGGTAGGAATCGTCCGTTTCTTCTTCTGCCCCTCCGGCACTTTCGGTTGTGTTTGTAACCGACTGTATAAATGGGATAGGGTCGACCAATACATTCAGTTGTCCCGGCAAAAATCCGTTTCCCACATCTCCAGCAATGGAGCATTCCGCGGTAATGGTGCCAGAAACCTTTCCCGCCTTGATTTCCAGCACTTCCTTTGTACTAAAAAATATCTTTCCATTACCCCCCTGTGGAGCAACCCGCGTTTTCGCCGGAATGATCGTGGCAGATGTAAGCGGCATAGATAACTGGAATTCGATTGTAGTTATGGCTCTGGCAGCCGGAAGACGTTCCGTTTCCATGAATGCCCCCATGTGATCCAGAACAGGACCGCGGGCATATTTGATCAGATTGGACTTCCGCGTCTGATTGATTAGGACCCGTTGTTGTATGATGATCTGGGCTAATGACAATAGAAAAAGCCGTTCCGGATCACCTGGAAACAGCTTTCGATTAGTCAATGCCTCATACGTGGATATGATGTTGTTTATCGTATTATTCGGGTCTTCATCCACAAATTGCACATCAGGTAAATCTTTAAAATTGGTCAAGTTACCCCCTCCCTTAGCTTGAATTTGATAATGGGCATTAACCTTCCCGTGGCGTGGTCCGTCTCTTTGAAACTTATATTGGTAACTTCCGCTCGTGGCTCCAGATTTGAAATGGCACTAATAATCCGTCCAGACATACGGGCTTTCACGATATTGATCGGTTCGTCCAGGTCATCCGTTGCAATACCAACTGTTGCAGCAAGTGGAGCCGATCCTATTGGCGTAGATAGAATTGTCCAGATGTTTTGTGCTACTTCCTCTTCCAAAGTTGTTGGTGCTATGGTAATTGTTTTTTGTGCCTCAAGATTTACTTCATACGTCATACGTCGTTCATACGTCATACGTCGTGTACTCCTCCAGGGTTACGTTTGCCGTAGCCACAAGGCAATTCCCATTTTCATCAAAATACTCCCAATCCTGATCTACGCTTGTTACAGTCCACATATATACCCCCAAACCACCGTCACCAATAATGAGTGGCACAACTTTTCCGCTGCGGTCGTATTCGACCAGTTTCGCAAGTTCTATCCGCGGGTTCATGCCGTACCGGACGTCGAAACGCATTGTAAACGAGATGGTATCTATGCCTGGCCCAAGGAACTCCCTCACTGGCTTTCTGAGGTGAACGTCATGGCTCGCCCACCTGGAAGCACCTGAACGCTTGAAATCGGACACGGTGCGGATTACGTCCTGTGTGACTATAAATGGAATTTCACCGAGCGCACCGATCATGACGAATCACCTTGCTTGATTTCGCCGGAAACCTCCAAATCTCCATTGATCTTGAAGGCTTTTGCATCACGGTCATAGCAGAAGCTATTCCCATCATCAAAATACATTCCGAACTGGCCGATATCACCCGGCACACTATCACCACTGCGGTAAAAAGAACCCAAGCAGTAGCCCGAACCTACTCCGCTGCCCATAAATATACAAACAACGCTATCGCCCACGGATGGGAGACTATTATCCTTTGCCCATCCGTTAGCAAAACGAAGCACGGGAATCTCACCCGAAACGGCTGTCACGTCTGAAAACGCAACCCGTACAGCGTGCTTTTGGTAGTTTACGCTTGAGACTTTTCCAACACGGATTGAGCATTCCATACTACCACCCCAATATTTTCCTGATTTCTAAGTCAGTTGTATACCCAGACGAGCCGACTTTATGCGTTACGCTCTCCGTAATATACTTTCCATCGAATCGCCCCCACCCGGTCAAATTCAGCGTTACCGCAGAGGAAAAACGAACATCCCCGACAAGGGATATGCTGGCTTTTCCAGCTTCTTTGTTTTTCTCCCGCAGCCTGTTTTTTGCTACCCGCATAGCCTCGGCATACGAATCCACCTGCTCATTCACTCGTAGTACCGGACCGTTTTCAGGCGCACCAGGAGGAATGAAGGTAGCCGAAATGGTTTCATCTTCATTGTTTGTGTACGTCAGCACACAAGCACGATAAGCCTTATACGATGTTCCCCAAGAAAAACTATATGTCAGTATCCTATCATCCCCACGTACCAGTGTTGCCACTGGATTAGCCTTTTCATAGTCCGCCTCATCAAATAATACAAGCTGTCCCCCCGTTAATTTTACGGAGATTCCTTCTTTGAGCGAAGTTTCATTCAAAAATCCCAGGTCAGATTGCTCTGTCTGATCAAGTCTTTCATAGTACGGATTATCCGTAGCATAGTAACCCAGGTCCAACCCGGCTCGGTCTGCTATATCCTTTGCGATCGCCCGTAAACTGATTTCTTCCCAGACCCGCGTTTGCTGCTCTTGTCGTATAAACGAACTGACAGGAAGAGAAACAGCTTTGATGCTAACTTTGTCTGGCGGCCCATCGAAATCGAATGTATCCACATAGAAGACACCAGTAGGGTAATATTGAAAATCGTCAGTCCAGCGCCAGTGATAGGTGCGGATAGCAGCTATGACTTGGTCATCCTCAGTCGGATTCCAGGGTCCTTGCCACTTCTGCCCTTTGTCCTCTAGTGTTAGGCTGATTTCGTCGAGTTGACCAGGCGGAGCATCCGTATACGTAAACTCAATAAGAAATCTGCTTAGCTCCGTTGTAATGTCCACACCATTGTAATCGATGGTTACGGTTGCTCTTCTGGCATCGGATGTGTCCGTCATCTTGTCACCCTCTTCCATGGCGGTAGAGTGCTTGGAAGATCGACAGGACGGGAAGGGACGGTGAGCCGCACACCAGCAGAAAATACAACAGTGTTGACATAGTCCAGGTTGGCATTGATTAGAACCGTTAAAAGTTTTTCATCCTGATATACTTTGTACGCCACTGTACTCCAAGTATCTCCTTGTATGGTTGTATATGTCGTCATGCGAAACTCACCCTCCTTCTCCGTTCCTCAATCTTCCGTAGGCGTCTTTCTAAATCATCATTAACTGCCTTTGCTACCCTTTTAGCATCTTCTTCTGTTGCAGAACCGCTCAGATTAATGGTGTTAGAAACGGTGATATTTATATCTCCGCTGCCACCAGAATCTTTGGTTACCCCCAACATCCGTCCAGCCGTTTCATGCAAGTTCTTGCTTCTGTTACTATTATTGATCGGGATGACTACTTCCTTGTCCCCACCTTCGCCTACCCATGCGAGTTCTGGACTGCTGACAATACCGCCATCAGCGTATCCGCCGATATTTGGGATTTCAGGAATGTTGAATCCTAATGTTCCTCCACCCAACCAATCCGGGATATCAACACTTATATTGTTTACTGCCCTGATGGCTTGGTTGACCAAATTAATCATAGCATTGATCGGTGCAGTGACAAGGGCCCCAAGCCCCTTAAAAATTCCACCAAATATATCTACAATCCCTTGCCATGCCTGCGACCAATTTCCTGAAAAAACCCCAGTGACAAAATCTATGATCCCGCCGAGAGTTTGAAGTAATCCAGAAAGTACCCCACCTACCGCATCAATCGCCGCAAGCACCACCGCTTTGACCACCGGGAATACGACCTGAAAAGCATCCGCCAACATGTCAAGGACTGGCTTCACGAAGTTAAACATAGCCACAAAGGCTTGACCGACCGAAGAAGCTAGACCTGAGACCTGCTCAACAAGTGCTGAAATCAAGTTTGCTATTTTCGGAAATACTTCAACAGCTAAAAAATTGAAGATCTGAGAAAGCACAGGCCATAATTTTTCATAGAGATAGGCTGCAATAGGAACAATGGCTGCAACGATTTTGGCACCAACTTCAAAGAATGTCATGCCGATTTTTATAGCCACAGGGACAATTTGCATGATAATTTTGACAATCGAGCCTATTACAGACATGATATCTGGAAGAACATTCTTGAACATTTCTACGTATCGGTTTTTGGCTTCGGCAATTCGGTCAAACACGGATGTGATGTTGGATACAATCGCTTGGGCATCGGCATTATCCATACCAAACATTTCAAGGTAATTAATGGTCACACGTTGCATTTGTTCGTCGAATCCGTTTTGGAAAAGATACCCTAAATTGTCGAGGGTATCATACCACTCGTCGAACACAACTTCCCAAGCAGACTTGATGCTGCTAGCTATTTGTTCGGCTTGATCGTTGCTCATTCCGAACATTTCGAAATAATTTACAGTCACACGTTGCATTTGCTCATCAAAGCCATTTTGAACAAGGTAAGCCAGGTTATCAAAATGATCGTATAATTCCAGATCATCGAAGATGCCGGAAAAATACCCCTTGATTTTTCCTACAACCTTTGATGTTGCATTTCCAACTACTTCTAAAGCTTTCGGCAGTTTCGCAAACGTATCCCCAACCCACTTCATACCTTTTTGAAGATACGGCTTGATTGGTTCCATCAAGGTTGCCATAGTCGAGGAAACCGAGGATTTGAGACTGTCTACGCTCCCAGTCCATGTATCTTTCATTTTCTCCATAATCCCGTCCATTTTTGCCGTTTCCCCGGCTACCCCTTTTGTTCCTTCCTGCATCCCTTTGACCAGGTCATCAATTGCTTTGACGGACGACATCGAGCCAGAACTAATTTGCTTTTTCACTTCATCCACCGATTTTCCGGTCTGGTTCGAGAGGATTTTCAGTGCCGGGACACCCGCTGAGGCCAAGCGGTTGATCTGGTCCATGGAGAGCGTCCCAGATACCTGCATGTCCCCAAAGGCCCCCGCGACTTGGTTAAGACCCTCAGCGCCCTTTCCCGATGCGGCAGCAGCGTCCCCGATAGCTTTCAGCGTCGGGACAACCTTTTTGGCGTCCATACCAAACGCTACCAAATTTCTTGCACTTTCCGCGAGGTCCGGGAAAGCAAAGGGGGTTGTCTTAGCAAAGGCCAGGACTTCATTGAGGAAACCCTGTGCCTTTTGAGCATCGCCCATCATGACATTTAGTGATACACCAGCATTTTCAATGGCAGACAGACGGTTAAGGCCAGTGTTAACGAGTGCCCCAGCGCTCAGCATCCCAATTGTCGCGCCAAAATCCTTTACGATGCCTATGGCGGATGTGAGCGGAGCCGAAACCATGCTTTTTATCCCTGAGGAGATTCTGCCAAACGCGCTACTCGCAGAAGAAGCTGCACTGCCGAACGCCTGGCCGATTCCCCCAATAGCGCCTGTTGCAGCTGTGACCGAGCCCCGGAACATGTTCCCCATTCTTGAGCTTGCTGCCCCGGTCTCCTGGATCATTTTTTGCGTTTGCCCAAGATCGCCGCGAAGAGGCTGGGTCATGTTCCTATTTCGGCCTATTTTGTTGACCTCGTTTTGCAAGTTTTGACATGACTTTGCCGCTTCCGCAAAGGTTTTGCCAAATGCCGATTCAAGTTGAGCACCCAGCTTGAACGCTATTTGATATTCCTTTCCCACTTACCTCCCCTCCTTGTCCAGGAGTTCTTGTACATCCTTGATCCAGTAATAGAGGTCATTGATAGGAAGGCATAAAAAAAACTCCATGGAAGTCCTGGAGTAACGAGCCAAAGAAAGAACCATCATCCGCACGGTTTTTCCTGTGTTCTCGGCCAATCCTAAGTTAGCAAAAAATTCTGCGCCCTCAGTGTAACTTTGCTAAAATCCTTGGCTGGAAGATTTTGAATCAACTCAAATGGAACCTTTGCAGCACGAGCGACTACCAGCGCAAGATATGGCTTGGAAATTTCTTTCATAAAGACAGCTTCGCTTGCGTCTACCACAGTTTTTAATTGGCTCTCGCACGACAGCAAGTCCCCTCCAGAAAGGCTATCAAAATCAAGCAGAAGCTCCGTGTATTCTTTCCCCTCAAAAGTAAAAGGCCGAGAGAGTGTATACACACGCTCATCGACCGCTTCGGAAGTAGCTACCTGCGTAGCTTTATTTTGTTTTTTCTCACTCATATTCTTTTCTCCCCTCGGTTTTCGTTTTTATAGCCCAAGCTGCTCCCGGACGTCTGCAAGGTGGTCCTTACCATTCACTACAAAAATAAAGTTAAACTTGTCCAGTTCCAACAGCGTCTTACCATCGACAGATATTTTCAGGTAGATTACTTCAAATTCATTTTTTCCGTCCATAGCAGAGCCTACCTCTAGGCTCCCCAGCTCTGTTGTTTTCGGGATAGCGCGAACACTGATCTTTGCCCCCTCAGTAGCGTAGATTCCTGTTGCCGTATTGTACGATTGCTGAGAAGCGCGGAAATCTAGTGCATGTGCTTCGGGTGCCAAAAGTTCAATGGCTGCCGGGTCCATGGTGCTCCATGACAAAGAGCATGTCATAGATCCGAATTGCCCCAGGATTGGACTTTCAACTTCCCCCGCAATGCCGGCACCCTTGACACTATCGGACAAGTATTCCAGGCTTGGCAGCTCCACAGTTGCGACACCGAGGAATTGGCTGCCGTTGCGATAGACGGTATAGTTCACGATTTTGTCCCTAACTTGTTTCATCTTTCACCCTCCTCACCCGATTGCCGCTAGATACTGCGCGTCATATTCCACTACAAATTCGATATCTTGCGCTGGGGATGGCGCTGCAAAGTAGATTCGGAATTTTAGCTTGCCGTCTACCAGGTTATAATCTGGATTGTCCTCTTTGTGAAACTCAACCCGTCCACCCAGGATGAACCCCGAAGCCTGCAGGCCGTTGAACCAGATGTTCAAAGAGTCAGTGACGGTTTCTATTAGGCGTTTATCACTTGGATCATCAAGGTGTTGCCAATAGGTGAGCGTCACATAATTCTGTATCCAGTCCATCATACGTCTGATCGGGATAAACGCATTTTGGGAATCAATGACCTCTGGAAAGGCTGCCGTTCGATTTCCGAATGTTCGCCATCCACCAATAAAATTCAGAGCGGTTATAATCCCTTGACTGTTCAGGTATTCGGCCTCATCCGGCCCAAGTGCTACCTCTGTACCATCGTCCAAAACTGCCCCATCTACCTGAAGGGGTTTGTTACTTGGTGATCGATAGGGTACACCATTGTTTTCTTTGTCTGTTTGACAAATCACCCCTGCTAATTGGGTAGAAAAATGATAGACCTTTCCTGACTTGATGAGCTTCGGATATCCAGCAATCTGCCTGTTTGAGTCATACTTGTTCTCCTTTTTCCACGCTGCCAGATTCGGGTATGGTCGGTCAGCAGGCAAATCAACAAGCGCCGTTGACTTAAAATGCCCGTTTAGATTCTCTCCTTTTACCTTCATGACAGCAGCAACTGCCGGGTCATGAGAAAATCCGGGAGCCAGAAGCAGGCCGGGAACCATTTGGAAACGAGGAAAGATTTGCTTGATTAGTTCCAGCCCCGTAACCTTGCCCGTATTTGGATCTGTTCCGCCTATGATGTCGGCAGAGGTAACGGCATTTCGGTCCAGTTTGTCATAACCCACACTCAGTTTTGTGGCGCTTTCGATTGCTCCACCCGGTTTGACCGCAATCACCAGAAATCCTGATTGATTATAAGCGAGTGTATAATCCTTATCTTTTTTATAACTTGTAGCCCCGTCAGCCGATTTGACAACCACACTATCCTTTATAATTCCCTCTACTTGGATCGTTGCCATGTCGTCCACAACGGGAATATCTTTGGGAGCCACAGTTGTTTTATGTTTGGCCGGGTCCAGCACATTTACAAACACCACTGGGGACTGTTTGTAAAGTTGAAAATGCGAATACATCATTTCGCATAGTGTATAGCTTCCCCAATCCTCCGAATAGCCGAATGCCTCCACAGCTTCTGTCCAGCTCTTACAAAGGACAGGAAGATTCACGGGAGGTTTTTCCAAAGCCGTAAGGTTTACAGGTGCCGTGCCAAAAACCACCGGAAGGGTTGCCATTGGCGAAACAGGTGTAGGTACTGAAAACGGTGCTTCCGTTGTGTATATTCCGTGGCGTTCTGCCATCTATTACACTCCTTTCTGGACTGCCATATAAGCAGCGTTCAATGTTGTTCCCGTCTGCATGATTTCCCCTTGTCTTGCAGGAAAATCGGCAACGGGCAAAAATAAAGAACGCAGTTCCGGGATGCGCTCCAATTCAGCTTTTACATATTCAGGGATACCGCCCCGATAAACGGAATGTTTTGTAATTCCGTTTTTTAGGGTAGGACCCACGTAGATCAGTTGCTCATCCTTTGGTTTTTTCGCCGTTGGTTCTTGTATTATCTTGTCTTTTTTCAATCAAAAACAACCTCCCTCATTATTGCTGGAACCGTCCATGTCGTAAGGATTTCCCCCATCCATTCTGGATATGGCTGCTCCTCGAAAAGCTTCCACTTCACAGGTCTTTCTATCTCAAACTTTCCGCCAATGATGCCCGTTTTTAAGAGTGCTTGTTTCGTCTTCTCTATCAGGCTCAGGATTTCCACATACCCGTTTTCCTCTTTTGCTTGTACGCCAACAAGCATGCGGATTGTAACCTTTCCGTTGTCCTCTTCTTCAACCCCATCCAACGCACGAATGATCAAATACGGAAAATCACTATCCGGTTGATTTGCTGGTCCTGATCCAGGACTGGGAGCTTTCGTTTGCGGGAGCCATCCTATGCGAATCTTCAAGCTTTCGTTTTTATCGCCCACGCCTACATGTTCAAACGACTTTTCTAAAAATCTTTTCAGTTCAATCAGCAACAAACTAGCGCTCATTTCATGATCCTCCCCAACCTTCTATTCAGTTCGTGATTCAGACGCTCAGAAAGACGTTTTTGCGCCTCAGTTTCAATGTGTTTCTTTACCACATCGTTTCCGAGCATCACTGGTACGGCTGGTCCGTATAACTCTTGGATTGGTAAGCGTTTCTTACCAACGCGCTTAAATGCTCCTATGTGACCGCCGACCTGTGCTATAAACGCCCCCGGTATTGCTTTCTTTCCACCATCTTTTTTAACAGAAGTCATTACTGTTTTGGGTCGTTTTGGTGGTTTGCGTGGTGTTGTTTGGAATTTGATTAGGGGGATGTTTTTCCCTTTACCTGTCAGGCGTAGGTGCAGATCGTCATCTCTGGTGATTTTCATTGCGGCATTGACGTCTTTTGCCTTGACGGTATAGAGTTCCCTAACCTTTCGGTTAGCTTCTGTTTTGATGCCCTGCCCAGCCCTTGTTAGGGCGGAACGGGTTGCGGCTGGGACAGCCTTTTGAACATCTTGAACCACCTTAATAGCCGCCTTTGTATTTGCATCTATTTGGATCCTCATGCCGCATTTGCCTCCAGGATCATTTTGATGATCCCTGCTTCAATGGACACCTTTTCAACGCTGACACTGATCCCGTCAAGATCGCTTCTTTGTCCTTGTATAGGAATATATCCAAGCTCACTTTCTGCAACGTGTACGATAACTTGATGCAAAGAAACCCCTTCAGCGTATGGAAGGGGTTGGCCGTCTATGGTGAAAGCTTCTATGATCATCCAGACTTCGCGCCCGTCCCATATGTGCAGTTCGGCGAACTCGTCATGATTCATAAACGTTTGGTGTACGTCTTTTGCCATTTGTTCTTTGAATTTAGACATTTTCATCTTCCTGCTCGTACAGCTTTTTGTATTGCTCAATGCGCATTTCTGCATTTGTTCCTGGCTTAATGCCCAGTGATTCAAGGAGTTCCTTTTGTTCGTTCGCTTGTAACACAGCGAACTCTTCTACAGTTGGTAAGGTTTCTTCTCCATCTTCATCTTCAAATAGATTGTTTTCCTCTATTTCCCCTTGTACCTGGTCCGGCTCCTGTTGTAGAGGTGGCACAGCTTCATCTATTTGTTCTGCTGCCCCAAGCGTAACAAGCCTATGTTCCTCTTCCTCACTTAGACCACCTAAAATTCCCCCAGGAGAATATTCTTTGTCATCGTGCCGGATGGACCAAATAGCCTTAATAGCCATTTTCTCTCCTCCCTTACAGGACTTTAGCTACAAACCAAGAATCAACGTTTGTCGGTATAGGTAGTGGACGAGAATTGAGCTGCAAAAACCGTTGTGGAGGTTCAACTGTAGCCCAACTGTTTGGCACTCTGGTTCCACGAATAGTTGCGAATTCGCCATTCACCATGATTGTTACGGCTCCATAATGCATGTTGAATACGCCCCGAGTTGAAACCATTGCATACGTACCAGTTGGAACCATTGGTTGTTCTGCCCCAGTTTCATCATCCAAAAACCATTCATCATAGCTATATATGTCAAGTGCAGGCAGCTTCAAAGACCCGATATACGTAGCTCCATTAGGAATAGTACGAGGATCAACTTGTCCTACAGAAAAATTTCTGTTGTCAAGCAATTTTTGGATTAGGGGGTGTTTGATGAAAGCAGACGCCACATCAGATGCCATGATCACCGCATCTGGAGTGATCCCGGATTTTTGAATAATGGTGAGACGGCGGTTCATGAGTTCGGCAATAGGGTCGCTGTCTGGGTTTGACCAAACCGCAGTTCCAGATAAAACTGCCTTATTCGTAAATCCGAAATCAAGAACTTGGTCTACTCCCTCGCCTTTTTGAGTCACTTTTCCTGTGAAAATCAACTCACGGCGCATCCATTCTTCACGGCGGATGATTTCTTCGTCCAAATCTAGGGTATCTTGTGCAATGATCTCCCTAGCCCTTTCGTCAGGCGACTGATCAGCAAAAGGATCTTGACCAAAAGCTTTTTTCTGAAGATCAATTACTGTGACAGGGCGAAGTGGTTTAACAAGAGCGGGTTTGAACATGGTGACGGTGTAACCCTCTCTGTTAGTCACTTTTCCCGGAAGTAATGGCGATACAAAAGGCGCCATTTTCCGCTTACCTTTTCGGTATTCTACCTCTACAGTTTCCGTATTAAATGGTTTCCCTTCCCCAAAAAGAAGATCGCCCAAAAATGTTTGAGCAGGCGGCATCTGGCGAATTGCTGCAATCAGTGTGCGTAAATCAAAAATATCTGGCATGTTTATTATTCCTCCTTATACTGTTGTGGTTTTCACGAAAATTCCAATATCTCTAAGTGCCTCTTCGTGTGTTGCTACTGTATCAGTACCACCAAAAGTTAAGGCATTCCGGTTAAACTCTCCTGTAAGATAAACAGAAATGCGCTGATCAGCATCTGTAGCATCAACGATAACATCCGCTAGAATGGCGAATGGTTTTTTGGATTCGTCCTCATTTTTCGAATCAACTGGTTTTAATTCATCGGCACCTTCTGCTGTTCCGCCTATTCGGCCAAGAACGGCACCCCGTTTTTGAACTCCACTTCCAGCTTTCAGAATCGCTCCTTTGGCAACAATAGGGCTAACCCCACCAGCAATTAGATCGTCATAATGCATTTCGTATTTCTCCATTGGCATCATGCTCTACCCCCTCTGATTCTTTTGAATACATTTACAAGCCCAGCAGCTGCATTCTCGGATTCTTTCGATTCCCTTTCCTTATTTATTTCGCTGGAAGACACCGCCTCTGTGTTATCAGCCTCTACATCATTTACGCCCGAATCATCTGCATCCTGATTCAACTGATTAACAAACTTTTTCCGTCTTTCATTTTCGGCCTTTATAATATTTACTGCTGTCTCAGCCGCAGATGCACCTGATGATTTTGCTTCGGAAATAATGGATTCGTTGCCAGGCGCAATGAGTTCGTCAAGCTCCTTTATACGGTTCCGTTCCTGGGTAATTCCTTCATTCAGGATTTCCTTGTATAAATCAGGATACTTATTTTTTAGTTCTGAGAGATTCAATTCTTCATCCTCCTTTGTTTTGTTTTCTGGCAAAGTTGTCGTTTCATTTTTTAGTTGCTGCATAGAGAGCGCTTTTGGAATCATGGGAGGATTGGTAAAGCGCGAAAAATCCATGCTTACCCCATTCACCATGGCAACAGCACCGTTCATTGTAGCGGTTACTGCAGTCCCTTCCTCAACTTCATCAGCGAAGCCCATTTCTACTGCTTCCTCAGCCGACATCCAAGTTTCAGCGTCAATCAGCTTTATCAATTCTTCTTTGGAATTTGCTGTTCTATCTTCGTACACGCTGACAAGTGAATCACGGATCTTATCTAAGAAATCAGCCATATCACGAAAATCTTGCGCATCGCCACCCCAAAGGCTATTTGTTGGATTATGGATCATCATCATGCTGCCCTTCGCCATTACAATTTTGTCTCCAGCCATTGCAATTATGGAAGCAATAGACGCAGCCCAACCGTCAACATGCACAGTTACAAAAGCTTTGTGGTTTTTAAGTTGTGAGCGAATAGCCAGGCCATCAAATACACTTCCTCCAGCACTATTGATGCGGACCGTAATTTCCTCAAGATCACCAAGTGCTTTTAAATCTTTGTAAAATTGATTTGCTGAAACAGATTCCTCCCACCAACTTGTCCCGATAGCGCCGTAAATTGCAATCTCAGCACTATTCTTGGCTTCGTTCTTCGCCATCGTCCAAAATTTCATCGGTTTCGACATCTTGTTTTTCACCCCCTTGTATCTTTGTTTCCACTCCATACTCTTTACGCAGAGCTTTCTCCCTGGCAAGTTGCCGGATGTTCATTTCATAATCTCCTCCGGTGAGTTCCGCTGTCTCTCGCTCCCCGGTACTAAATCCGTTTTCCACTCTTTTTTCTGCTGCCTTCACCTCCTTCAGCGGATCGATTTGACCCTGCGAAGGACCATGCCATTCCGCTTTGGTGTATGCCTTCCGAATCAAAGGATCAGAAAAAAAACCAGGCGCTGGGATTCTCCCCTTTGCCACGGCTTCAGTGAACCATTCTTCATATATGGGTTGACAAAAGTTTGCGGATAGCCACGTCCGGCGCATCCTGAACATTTTCCATGCTTCAAGCAAGGCTGCCCTGGACGCTGAATAAGAGGCTGTGAAGTGTTTGACGAGCAATTCATAGGGGATTTCTAGCGCTGAGCCTACCTGTCTGAGAATGGATGTCACAAATCCATCAAATGCTACATTGGGACGTCCTGGATTTGCTATATTCGCCTTTTCACCTGGCGCAAGGCCTACAATAGCCCCGTTTCCAAGACGGTAATTGATATCCCCTGACATTTCGTCTTCATCCTCAATCCCTGGAAGTGGGTTCGTTAGGTTTTCAGATTCAAGGAAAACGGTAAACATGCCACTTATGACTGCAGCCATCAACTCTGCTTCTGTATACCGCCCGAGTTGTTTTAAAGCTTCGATAACCGGGGCCAGGATAGGAACTCCTCGCCGTTGCTCGGGGCGCTCTGCCTCCATGAGATGAATAACATTCCAGCGTCCGCTGTGTTTCCCAACAGCTTCGACGCGAACGTATTCTATTTTCTTCGGACTATTAGAAAGTGGATGGCGGTTTGTAAACCAGTAAGCAACTACCATTCCGTCCTCATCTGCTTCAACCCCCGATTTGATGTCTTTGTCCCCTACACCTGTAACTGATTGTGGATTGCAGCATCTATCAGCCTCAATCAGTTTGATTCGAAGGTCATACGTAACACCCTTTCGCTTCACAACCGGAAGTAGAGCAAATGAATCACCACTCATGAGAGTAGACAAAAAAGCAAGCTGCTGAAGTGCATAAAAGTTGTTCATACGCATTGCATCGCAGTCTTTTGATTCCGCCCACAGGGCGAATTCACGTTCAATCGTTCGCTTTAGATCAGCTGCCTGGATGTCATCGAGTCCAAGGAGATCCGTATCAAGGGAAGGTTTTAAACGGAGCCCTGTTCCAACAACGTTGGTTCTTGCTGTTTTCAGTGCACCCGTAGCAAGTGTAGCTCCACCCATGTAAAGATCACGCGATCTTTCGCGCAAAACTTCCAGGTTTAAATTGATGTCTTCCTCCGGGGAACCCCCCGTATAGTTCCACCCTTGCAGAGACTTTTTAGTCTTGCTTGCTCCATGATGTGAGTATCCGGTATTCGACAACAAATTCAATTTTTGCTTCGCAACTTGCCTGCGTAATGCCCACTGGGGTGCAAGTGACCCTATCATTTTTTCAAGCTTGTTCATCAGTCGATGGGAATTATCCGGTGAACCCTCCCTCTTGGCTTCAGCCCTTGGCTTTCCCTAGTCAGATTATCAACTTCTTTTCTCCAAAAATCGATTTGTTTCATAACTTCGGATAGATGAACCCGTGTTAATGATCGTCCGGCAATGGTATATGATTGTCCTGTTGAAAGAGCTTCCTCGGCTTCAAGCCAGTTTTGTAGACGTTTCTTCGCCTCTTCTAAAGTCCATGACATTCCCTTTCACCTCCCTTCAAATGCCTTTGCTAATCATTCCCCGCCGCTTGCGTTTGGGTTTAGGAGTGGAGCCAACAATCTGTTCCCCTGGCGGCGGCAGAGGTTTATCCAGATTGGGCTGTAGAATCTCAATCGCAGCCCGGTTGTACACCGCGAGGTCAAGCGGTTCGTTTCGGCTCCGCACTTTTACCCAAACTTGGTAAGGGACACCACTTTTGTACCTGGTCCGCACTTCTTCTGCTGTCAGACCATCGAAATACTCTTCGTTGTACCCTCTATCCTTATCCCGTGTTGTAAGTGGGAAGTGACAGTATCCGGGCTGGCCTGGCTTCTGTTGTAGGAGGGACATGACTTTGGATTTCCCTTCATCAACGCCCAAGCGGACAACCGTAGCTTTGTATCTGTTATTCGTGGATGTTCCCGCCACCAGAGGTAAGTAAGTTCCGTTCCCTGGGCTTTCTCCTTTGATAGCAAACACACGGCGTGAAAGTCTCTCTTTGCAAAATTTGTACACCTCATTTGTAAAGTGCCCACCTGAATCCATACAGGTAATAGCTATACGAAACTGCCTGCCCTCTTTGTCTTCCCAAGTACGCTGCAGGAATTCGTCCAAGTCAGCCCAGACCTGAGGCTGCTTTAAATCTCCATAAATTTTGTGATACTGTATGCGCCATGATTCATGACCAGTTCCCCAACCCATAACTTCAACCTCGAACCTGTTGTCCTGGGTATCAACGGCTGCCGTGAGAACTTTAACGCCCTCTGGAACATCAGCATGATATAGTTCTCGGCGGTTCATCAGGACGTTTTCATCGATTTTTTCGCCTTTCTCTTCCCACACTTCTGCAAGAGTTGTATTGACCCATACCTTCATGGCCTCAAAATCGCCCTTTTTCATCAGCTTTTCAGCCTTTTTAAAGTTATGGACAATTTTCTCCCACGGGGAAAAAGTGCTTGCAAGTTCGTTTAAATGAAATCCGCGTGTTGTTGAATGTTTTTTGCGGGCAACCCACTTCCCGGTTTCTTCTGTCCCGGCCTTCCACTCTTGTTCATTGTGCAAGGCTCCACATTTTCGGCAAGCATGTTCTACCCTGATGGTCTTTTTCCTTTCTTCGTCGTACTCAAACTTAATTTGTTTCCACGAGAAAGGTTGATACTCTTTGCAACTTGGACAAGGGACGCACCACTCTTCCATTGTGCTATCTTCGTAGTCTTCTTCAATGCGCGACGAACCTTTTATTGTGGGTGTCGATACCTTGATGATTTTGCGATTCCAGAACGTTGTTGTTCTTTTCGCAACCAGGGAAACAGGATCGCCCTCAGTACCAGCAGAAACAGGGAAACGGTCAATTTCATCACAAAGAGCAATACGGATGGGACGAGATGCCAAAGAAGCTGGAGAGTTCGCCCCAGCTAAAGTGATTTGGCCGCCTGGAAACTGCTTATGAAGTATTGAATTTCCACTATCCCGACTTTTTGCTTGACTAATCACGGCTTTTAATTTTGGAGAATCCCGATACATAGGAGCCAGTCTATCCTTTGAAAAGGCTCTGGCCATTTCCAAGGTCGGATATACCGCCATGATCGAAGATGGATCATGCTCTGTGAAATATCCTATTGCGTTAAGAATAGCTTCTGTTTTTCCGACCTGAGCGCTCCATTTAAAAACAATCGTTTCGTATCGCAAATCAGTAATGGCGTTCATCGGTTCACGTTGATAGGGTGCTCGTGAAGTTCTCCAAGGACCAGGTTCAGCCGATGCCTCAGAGGATAACATTCTATAGCGGTCAGCCCATTCAGAAACTGTAAGATCAGCAGGTGGAGCTACGAATCTGGCTATTTCACGAAATAAAGACCTTGTTTTACTCCTCTGGTCCATTTCGATAACCTTCTGCAAATTTATCTGGATCGTAATCAGCTAGTGTTGTGAGAGCCGACCGCATTTCCTTTGTTAGAATGCTTGTAACGTCCGCTAATTCTGAAATATTTAGCAGTTGCGGGCCTAATTTCGTTGGAATCCCGAGTATCCTTGAACGGAAAGAGGTGAGCATATCCGCCATTTCTGCCCTCACATCCTCAGCCCGGTGTAACTCTCCTTTCATTACTGCCAATTCCAGAGCCGCCTTTTCCTTTTTGATCCGCTCATGCTCCGTTTTTTCGTCTATAAATCTAGGTTTTTTATCGTCTTCTTTTCCTCCAGCAGCATGCAAAATGTACGCTTGAATAGCCTCCCCGAGCCGATATTTGCCCCTGCCCACCTGTTTTAGTACGCCATCACGGGTTAATTGTCGTATCCATTGTGGTGTTTTACCGATAATTGCAGCTAATTCTGACGTTAATACCTCTTTTTCATGAATATTTTCCCCTTTCGCCATAAATTGCACCTCTACTTTCGTTTTTCTGTATTTTTTAGGTCAGAATATAGAAACTCGTTTAATTCGAAGAAAAAAATAAAAAAGCTCCCTATTGGTCTAACCAAACGGAAAGCGAAAGTAATTTTTAAAAATAAAAACTAACTGGATTTCGGGCTCACGCGCACCCGCACTTTCATTTTCTCCCCAAAGTACCTTTTTTCTCGGCCATCCTCTTTTTGATTTAGGAATTCTTTTCTCTTGTCTCTATGACGCGTTGTGAGCCTCTATGAGAAACTTTTATTTATATCCTAAGCCTTGTCTTGGTTAAGCACTTGCAACGCCTATACAAGGCACACAAGGCGTGTACATAGGTTATACATCATACATATATATCTGGTGTTGCATCATACCCATTCATTATAATGGTTTACCCTTTGATTCTCTGTACATACGCTGTGCCTCTTGGTCACTTGGGATTGTATCTATCTCTCAGGTTTAGAAGGGAAGACCTAACGATTGTATTCCTCTTCATCCCTTTACTATCACATGAGCTTGTTATTCATCTCATCCAACTCCTTGCTATATATCATGGCTTGATGTTCATCCCATTCAGTTCCTTATATCTATCATCTCACTCAGTATCATGATCACATGACTATTTGATTCAGACTAAGGTAAAGGACTCTCATTCTATATTTTGATTTAACAAACAGATGTCTCTCTAAATCCCTTTTCATTTTTTTAAAAAATCCCTCGAAAATGCAATTTGCGGGTATATATTATTTATTCTTTATTTCTTTACATTATTGTTTATATCCGCTCACTGTTACTTTGAGAGCAAATATAGAATGTAAGAATCCTTGTGTAGCAAGGGCTGAAGGGTGTTACTTTAGTGTTACCTAAAAAAGACATTATGTTAACAATGATTTTGGTTAAAATCTAAAGATTTTGTACTGATTTTTTCTGCTCTTTTGACCGTCATTTGATAATATTTTTGATCAATTTCAAAAGCTTTTACCCTCCGATTTAAGTTTAAGCAAGCCTCGGTAACAGGGCCCGAACCAGAGAAGAAGTCGACCACAGTTTCCCCTTCTTCCGTACTATTCTCTACGATGATCTTCATCAGTTCAGTAGGCTTTTCTGTCGGATGTACGGTGTATTGTCCCGGTATCCGTTTGACCCTGAGTATATCTGCAGTCTTCCTCGACCTGATACGCCTGGCCTTAGTTTTTCCCTTGATGGCAAATATAACAAGCTCATGTTGGAATCGGTATTGCCAACCTAATCCCATGGATTGTTTATCCCAAACAATTAGATTTTTAATTTCGAATCCAATCTTTCGCATCCACAAAGCAATATACGGATGCATTCTCCAGTCGATAAAAACATATATGTGATGGCCATCTTTTAAAACCCTGTGGGCTTGTCGCAGCCACTCGAGTGTGAACCTCTGATAGTCCTTGAAACTTAGGTCATCGTTGGCAATTACTCTATGTCTAGGTCTTTTAGTTTTAGTCATAGTTGTTCCCCCAAACTTTAAGTTATACGGAGGATCGGCAATTATTAAATCTGCTGAATTTGTTAGTAAATGTGTTTTAGCTCCATTGATACAATCTTTGTTGTAAATTTCATATTTCACAGTGTTGTCTCTCCTAAGGTGTCATTTGTTTGAAATTCCTACAACGGCTCCGAGCAACAATCATTCTTGGCCTTGTTTATTCGATAGAAGATTTTTTATGGTATGAATCGAATAGTTCTAACTGCCTATAAATCAACGTTAATAAGTCAATTATTTAATCACTATCTTATTGTTGGTTTCATCGAATGAACTATAGCTCACTTACCCAATACAACCTGTATGAGGAGCCACACAAGCCAAAACAAAGCCAACAGGATGTGATAGGTTGCCCCAGAAGTATCGTTCACTTGATATTTGGCATGGGATACAGCAAATTGGCGCATCGAAGAAATGCCCAAAAATATCATGCATAGAACCCGTATTACCGTTATGAAATCCACACCACCCACCCCTTATTCCAAAATAAAAAGCTGCACCTTTTGGCACAGCTCATTTAATTCTTCACCTTTCAATTTATATGCCCTAACAACGGCTCCGGGCAACAATCATTTGTTCAATGTTTCATTGATAGTGAATAAATCTTTCCCCTTTCCGCTGTCTATACAATACATAGTAACGCGCGTCATTTACACGCATATTTTTATTGACACGCGTTATTTACGCGTGCTATAATAGAACCAAGAGGAGGAACAATAGATGGGGAAACAAGTTACAGTTCGCGAAGCTCTCCAAAAATTAAGAAAAGAAGGGTTCATCAAATCTCCCTCCCATACAGGGAAGGGTAGTCACCAGAGATACATACACAAAGATGATCCTGAACGCTTCGCCGATATAAGCTTTCACAAAAGCGGAGCAGTTATTCCGAAAGGAACTTTGAAGAACATCGAGAGAACATCAGGGGTTAAATTCTAACCCCTGGTGTTCAACCCCCATTTTTAGGGTTCCTCCTACTAATAAAGGAGCGTGAATAAATATGTCGGGTAAAGACATTTTCATCTATCCCGTTGTAATTGAAAAATCAGGCGAAGATGTTGCATTATACTTCCCTGACAT